GTTTTGCGAACGTATCGATCGATTAGATCAACTTTGTCGAGCTTCGTGTCAAACTGCCAGTTGATCAGCAATTGATTTTGCTCAGCCGCTTGCTGATCGCCACCAGTACGGGGCTTGATTTCAAACATGCGGTCTGAGTTCAGGAATGGTTCAGACAACGCAGGATAACGCCACTCATTGTGCTTCCGGATCAGCTTAGGCTGAACGCTAGAACGACCCGGTGTTTTTGACTTCTTCCCGGACTCGACACCTGTAGCATTGCGGAGGCTCAACCAACCGGCAATGTTTGAGACCTGCTCATCATGCTCTTGTCGGGCATAATCAAGGTCCGCTTTCAGTTCTAGGATTGTTGGTTCTTGCTCCCAATCCGTCAAACTCTTTACGGCTTCGCCGTCGAGTTTGTCCGGATCGGTAGGCAATTCATTTCCGCCCTCATTGGTGGGGGAGGAGTAATCCTTTACATCGTTTTCGGGGATGTTTGTGTCTTCAGGTGTTGGCACAAGGTGCTCCTATTCGGTTGCTTCAATCGGGACACAAACACGGTAAGCCACACATAGCGTGTTCAAGCGACTGTTTGCAGTGATGAGGCCTGTAGTATTTTGGATGTAGGCTTCTGTCAATGTTCCTTCGGAATTCACCGGTCCATCATACAGGGGCACTTGCTCATAACTTTGCGCGACGAGCCCAGCACCCTGATCAATAAATACCAGTTGTTCCCCGCATCCGCTAAGGACGAATGCGAGAATGAAACCCGTCAAGAACGTTTTGAATGGCAGGAGTGAGAGGGCGATCGCGCTCTTCTTTTGAGACTTGGCCGAGTTCAGAGAGGGCTGCATTTCCGTTTTCCTCGTTTTGTGTTTCGAATGCCAGTTGGTCTTCCAACAGTTCGGCGTTTGTTTTGAAGATCTCAATCTGAATGTCTTTCATTTTGAGAGTCTGCTCTAGGTCGAAGATGTCGTCATAAAGGGTGGAGATATAAAAACCCCCACCCAATACTGCGACTGCCAACAAACCATAAGGTACAATGGCTTTCAACATTACATGAACCGCGTCCGTAGACGATCACGAAGGATTTCTCCAACGACCACCGCATTGCGTACTTGGGTGTCGCCAGGAAGGACCATGTAATCCCACTTGTTGTTCTGCTTGATGCCCAGCGTTGTCTCGATCTCAGCATGGGTCAAGGTTGACCATTTGGTTACCGGGATGTCGAATTCTTTGCAGTAATCGGCACTGCGCTTGAGCATACCATCGATACCGTCCCACGTGATGGGGTGATCACCCCAATCGAGTGATGGCCATCCTTCAGCACCATGCATCCCTGCAACAGCAAGGCCGCCGCGGCCACTGTTGGCATTCTTCGAGTGAGATACGCCGACACCTTTGCGCCAGTCATAGTTTGCCTGATGTTCGATACGGGCTCCACCGTCGTACTGGTTTCCTTCGAAATCAAACACATCGTTGTAATGCTTCAAGTCTTCACGGCTTGGCATGTCTCGGCCGGCAGTCCAATGCCAGACCAAAGAGTGGATACCAGAGTCATGGAACAACTCTTGATACGTTTTCACACGACGATCACGCATAGCAGCTTCGACTGCTTTACGGGTCCCTGGCCCGTTCATGCCGTCCACATCGGTTACGAAACCAAGAGCGCAAACGCGGGCTTGGATATCTCGGGTAATATAATTCACATGTTTTCCTGACTGTTGTAAAATGGAAGGAACGTGATGGACCCATTCTCATGGACCACGCACGTATCGTTTATAATTGGTGCGATCACGAAATACAGCACCAACGTTAGAGTGAAACCAACCAAGAGAACTTTGAAGTCATCTTGGTTGGGTGATTTCTTGATGGCTCGCATTTTACTTTTCTCCTTCGTCAGTGGGACCGGAGATAAAGCGTTCGACGAGAGTAACAGCTACCAAACCAATAAGGAATGATGCAGCTGTCAGCGTACCAAGAGCTCCTACCATTTCGTTTGGAATGTCACCAATCCATGGTTGCATGAGAACTGGGGCTAGGATGCCAACACCAAAGGCAACTGCGCCGCCAACGAAAACAACCCGGACACCTTCGCGCCAAGTTGTCTTTAGAACGGCAGCCCGGACTGAGCCGCCAAGCATACCGAAAAACGTTAGGATGCCGGCACGCTGATTGAATACTTCAGCAAAGAGGTTTGGATCTTGTTGGGAGGACATTAGACAAACCCCCTGTTTTCAAATCGATTGTCTGAGTCGATTTCTGAAGTCGATGAGATGTTCTGAGCAAGGTCTTCACCCATGTGACGAAGATACGCAGCAAAGTAGCTGTCACCTTTGGCTGAGTGCTGTTCGCCACCGAGGTGGGAAATGAACAACGACGATACGAAGAGTTGGAGAGCAGCTTCAAGGTTCGGCGGAATATTGATGTCTGCGTTGAAATCAATGCCTGAATGTTTCGCCTGATATCGGATCCGAACTTGAGGGCCCAACTCTTTTGCTTTGGCGGCTGAGAAACGAAGCACATTGTATGACGGGGTCATGATATGGCCCTGAGTGTCGTGTGGGTGGTTCACACCATCCTCGTCGTAAATGCTCAATACCCGAATGAAATCATCCGGCACAAACTCTTCTGTGATGGAGTCATCCAAATAATCAGCAACGCCAGACTGGTCCAGTGCGTACATATATTTGGAGTCTTGGAACACCAAGTCAATCTGTCGAGAGACCAGCACCATCCGCGTAGAGATGTCGATAAGGCCTTGATTTGTAAGGCTCAATACCGTGTCAATTTGGTCAGGGCTAATCTCGCCCTTCATGTTTTCATCCACCGCGGCAGTGTTTTTCAACTGCCCCCGTGCAAGTCGATCTGAGAAATCTGAGAAGGAGATCATATGCAGTCCTCTGGTTAAAGTTTAGACCACGTATGATCCGTATTCTGTGGTGTCAGTATCACTAGAACGGAGATCATTACTACCCCAAATGTCCGCAGACACTGGGCCGGCAGGCTCTTGATCTTTCGGTTGGTCGCCGCCTGGCTTCCAAGGGTTCATGTATTGCAGCATGGAAACTGAGTCGATGAAGTCGTCCTTGCCCTTGATCCCGTCGACAGTTGCCAATGCAATCTGTTCGATCCCGATACCCAACACTTTGGATTTCTTGAGTTCCTCCGCAAAGTGAACTTTTCCAGACTTGAACAATGGGACCACCATGTTGAAACGGGCCAGCTTGTCTGTGGTCGGACGAATGCCTGGGGCACCCTTCTGTTGGGTCAAATTAAAATATTCTTCCCGGTTGTTCATTTCCATCATGAGCCAAGCAACGAAGCCCTGCTGTTGTCCGGAGATCTCAACACCGACACCCTGAGGGTCGTATTCCTCGACGAGACGGAACAAGTCATTGACTGAGATGTTCATGGTCTGGCGCTCACAGACACCGTCGACCCAGATCCAGTTGCCAAGCATGTCATATGCCCAAACCGAAATCACTGAATAGTCCGCTGTCTGCTTAGAGGATGTGGCAAAGTCGGTTGTGATGTAGAAGTTGTACAGGTGCTTGTTTGCCAAAATCTCTGCACGTTTGCGATAGAGGATTTCAGCGTCTTGAACCAAACGAGACTCATCAGACGTAATCCGGAGCATCAGCTCGTTACGGAATGATTTCAGTTTGCCACCAAGCAAAGCATCATCGTACTTTTTCTTGACGTAGTCATAGTTGAACCGGTCTTCCCAAGCTCCTCGGAATTCTTCTCGACTGCAAGGATACCGCTCACAGATAGGCCACACGTTGACCTGCCACGCGCCAGACTCGATCGCCGAGTAGACGATATCCTCTTTGGTGAATGGAGTCCCGTTCAGGATCATCTTCTGTCGGGTTGGGTCCAATGCGTATTCCACACCAGAGTAAATCGTATCCTTGATCGCTTCCATTGCGGTGACCGACTTCGAGTCAGCATCAGAAACCAAGTCATCCATGATGGCCAAGACTGGGCGCTTACCGTCGATCTTCGTACCACGGATACCAGACTTCGCACCGAACATCTTTACACCAAGACGGTGTCCTGCTCGGTTTACGAATGTCAGCTTATTCTCTGTGAACTTTGCAGTTGGGATCCAGTGCTGGAGGTATTCAGAATTGTTGTACCGGAATTCAATCGAGTCCCGGGCTGACTTCACACCGTTGTCCATGGAGTCAGAGATATACAGCATCCCGGAGACGTCACCAAAGTTGGGCAAGTTCCCAAACACGGCGAGATACAGGACCAGATACTCCATAAACAACGTGGTCTTCGCAGTACCACGAGCACAGAGGTTGGCTGTCTTTTCCACCTTGGTGGCAAGCTTATCCAACATCGCCAAGTGCATGACGGGGGTCTTGTTCGCCTCACCTTGGTCCCCGTTGACGAGCTTAATGAAGTTCATAAACTTCAATGAAAACAGGGAGGGCACGTAGCCACTCCCGTTATTCAACAGCCCGAAATCAACCTCATTTAGGTAATCGTCTACCGACTTCGGCTTGACATATTCATCAGGGCTGTCGTCCAGCATTAGTTCACCGTTTTCATTGGAAGAGCAGCCACCGAGTTGGTGGTGATATTCGGATTGTGCTCAATTGCTTCCAGCTGCTTAGCTGAGAAATCAACAAGGGCTTGTTCCATTGCGGCCATACCGTCAGCTGCTGCGATCTCAATTTTCAGCTCAGCTTTGACCACATCAGGTTTCTTCAAATGGGTCAGCAGTGAGTTCGCGGCATCGGACCGGACCTTGTCAGATACGGTGACGTCAGTCATCAACTCGACCTGAGTGTTGATAGCCTGCTGCACAACGTCTTGGTTCATGAGCCAAATAGGGACCATCGCACGTTCGGTGATCATGGTGACCAACTGACCGCGGTTGTAAGCTGAAATGATTGAGGCAATATCTTTCTGAGGTTTGCCGGCATCAAGCATCGGCTGATAACGCTCAGGGAATGTTTGTTTGTATGCGTCGTGGTTCGATTTGCCCATCACTTTGTGGGAGACGTACATGACAGCTTTCACATAATCGCCAACTTTGAAACGGCCTTCCTGAAGGACAGAAGCGAAAGAAACAAAGTTCTCCCGCATATATCGCGCTTCCTCAGGGTCCTTTGACAACGCATTCAACTGGTCGACCATGGGTTGGGTCATGTTGTTGCGAAAGTTCGCCGGGAGTGTTTCTTGGACCTGGCCGAGTGTCAGCATTGCTAGATTACCTTTTGATGTGATAGTGGGTGTCAATACCGCCTATATCTTAAACCAACATGAGAAAGCAATCCATTATGGCCACATGCGAAACAACGTTCACCTGCACACCAACATGGTTCACCGCAGCTGACAACTCCGAATTGGATCCTGCGGGTGAAGATGTCATCGCCAAAGCTTCTGGCCCACATGCTGTGGATCTGAATATCACATGCGTCGTCAATACCGGTAACATCCAGTTTCAGGTCAAAGACAATCTTGATGCTTGGTTCACCCCAACAGAAGCTTCGTACACCGTGCTCGCTTCGAACTGCGTTCGGCTCCCACGATCAAACATGCCGGATGTCCGTATCCTCGCCACTGGGGATGCAACATTCTCGGTCAACGGTTCACTTCGTTAAGGAGATCCAGAATGCCTGAGTACACCCAAACACAAGGGTTGTTTAAGATCGAGTCTATCGGTCTTGTTCAAATCAACCCCAGCATCATGGAAGGTGAGCATCTCTACCCAAGCATTCTTGGGCCGGATGCCGCCGTTGTGATTGTCCGATACGCCCCAACATTCTTGGTTCAACCGTCTATCTCTGGTTCGTTCAAAATTCCATCTGTTCTGACCTGTAACCCAGGCGTGATCGATGCATCCCCACAAGCTGACCTCTTCTACCAATGGCAGGCCGATGGGGTAGATATCCCCGGTGAAACTTCCAACACGTTGATCACCTCTTTGGCGTTTGACGCTGTGCTGATCACCTGTGAAGTCGACGCTGTCAATTTCTTGGGCGTGGCATATGGAGAGTCAAACGGGATCACAGCAGAGTTGATTGAACCGGTCATCAACCATGATAACACCTACTACAGCATCACAGGTCTCAGCCAAAAAACACAAATCAATCTCATGTCTGAGAAGATAATGTCTATCTCTGGTCTTGCGGCTATTGGCCGTAGTGACGCCATAAGTGACACTGCCTACGTGGTAACTGGCATAGGCATTGAAGATACTCAGTCGACCCAAAACGCTGAGTCTTTGGCTTTGTGGTTCCCAACAGCTATCGGGCCGGCCGGGTTCCAAAACCTTGGGGCTGAAACAGGTGACATGACTGGTTGGACTGTGGTTGCTGGGGATATTACAGCCAAGACGACGGCTCTCGGAACAGATGACCCAGCCGAAGGAGCCTACTTCTTTCAGAGTGTTTTCGGTAGCACAATTGTCTCAGTGGCGCACATGAACCAAACAGTGGCAATCGATGTGGCTCGTGAGTCTGAAGTCGACTCAGAGAACATATGGGTTCGGCTTGCATGCTATGTGGACTCTCGATACGGAAACGATG